TCGGCGTATCAAAGACAGGGTGTCCATAAGTATCAATGAATCCTTCGTAATTCCATTCCATAGGTATGAACAAAGAATATAGTCCTGAGCTAGTCTGTCCATTGCGGTTTCTTTTTGTAACGTCTGAAGCATAGTATAATTTTTTAAAGTTTTCACCACCTTTGTCAAGAGCATTGCTCGTTGATCCCATCATACATTTACCTACAATTCTGCTACCTAGCCTCAACGTGGTTTTTGTAACTCTCCAGTTGTTTAATATGTTATCAGGTCTCTCCCATTTACCTGATTCATCGTGTACAAGCAGTTTTAGCTTTTCACCGTCATAGCTGTTGTCACCTGTATTTTTCCAGTCAATAGTTGTATCAAGACCTACCACTTCATCAGGTGTTTCACCTTGATCTAGCTTTCTACGAGTTAGTTTTGATGCTGGTACTCTATACGCTAGTTCTGTTTTTGGACGATCCATACCGTCCTGTATTGGTTTAAAAAAGAAAGGGTAGTTGATTGATATCGGTACTACCTTGTCTGTAAACATTTTTTTAGCATCAGCCCCTGATTTTGATAAGATACCGAATCTTGAATCTGAACTGATTGTTGCCAGATTAACAGTTTCGCCTGATGCCATGAATGAAAAACCTGATCGTCTGTTTTTAAGGTAACACATGCCATAGCATCTTGTGTCTGCTTTGCAAGCTTCCCAGAATATAAAGAATAATCTGTTTGACTCCCTAAAATCTGCTGCCCCAACATCAATTTTACTCCACTGCAAGTACATGTAGTGAGTACCAGTAAGGTAAGTAGCAATACCTTTGTTGTTAAACCAGTGACCTTCGTCACGACGCTTAAACTCTTTGTCGATATACTCATACCATTTTTCTTTAAAGTGCTCCGGGTATTTATTCCACTCAAACACACTTTTAATTTTATTTAATTCTTTAGGATATTCTTCTTTAGACCATCTGTCTTTATCCTCGTTTAGTTTACCTTTAAAAGGTGGTAATGCTATTTTAAGGTTTTGTATTTGATATATATCACCTATTTGACCAGTCTTACTTATAACCACTATATCGTGTTCTTTGTTATAACCGTACTCCCACTTTTTGCTTTTGTTATTTCTTTTAAGCACGTGGGGTTTTACGTGGTCTGCAAGTACAGTAAGTAAAGTTTGCTTGTACATTATTTAGATCTACCTTCTGCAAAACCCTTGAAAGATTTTTGTTTACTATCGCTTGGTTTGTCTTCAAGCATATTCTTTTCCTCTTCGATACGATTAAGTATTTCAAACGCATCGAATATAGCTAACTTTTTTGTTGCAGCTGCGTTTTTTAAACGATCAGCTGATATGTCATCATCTGAATCTACAATAGGTTCTTTAGCTACCTTAATTAATTCCTCAACTGCTCTTTGCCCAGCCTGGATTATATTCAACTTGGTTTTCCTGGTGCTCATACTTAATTACAATATCATTTGATTTCATACAATAAAGCCGTTGGTCATTTACGATAAACTCAAACTCACTGTTAGGTGTAAACCCTACAGTATCTCCCTCGTTTATTCCCTTAGCTTCTAAGGACTTATTACCGTATTTTAGTACACCAATAAGCTTTTGCTCTTTATCGAGCTCTAGATTATTATTATTTTCAAGTGGCATAGCAAAGCATCTATCAGCAAACGCGTGCCATTTGTATATTTTTTTATATAAATATATTTGATCTATTTGACAAAAGTAAAGATCGTTTTTAAAAAACTTACTACTGTTAACATCTTCACCCTTCATATTATAATACCTTCTAAAGATATTATGGTGAACTATAATTTCATCACCCTCTTCTATAGGTGTATCAAAAGCAAGTGGTGTAGAAATTACAATAGCTTTGTTATTTACAAACTTATGTTTTTCGATACTAGTATTTAGCAAAAGCTCTTTGCCGTCTACGTCTATAGAATTATCATAAACCTTACCAACAGGTTTTATAATAAAATCGTATACGCTTTTCATTAATATTCTAAATCATACTCAACAGATATAGCCATGTTAGAATTAAACTTCTTCCATGGCAATACCTCGTTGTTTTTCTTTATAAATATGTTATAAGAAGCATCTACATCTTCAAAAAGAATATGCGATATTTCATGACCACCATATACCTGTTGGCCTATAGCGTAATGCATCGCATCGTTCTTATAATCAGAACCAATACTGATTTTTCTTATAACAGTACTCATTAGTCTTCTGCTTTAACTACAGCTAGTTCACTTTCGTCTTCTTCTTTTTCGATTTCAGTGTACGTGCCATCTTCTAAATTAATATTAATAGCTCCGTATGTCTCTTCTAGTTGTTTTTTAGTGTCTTCTATACCTTCGTTAATACCAGCGATTTTATGAAGCAACGAGTGCTTATTTGCTTCTAATTGACCTATTTGATTTACAACAGTACTTAGTTGTGATTGTTGTTCTTTAATAGTTTTAAGCTCTTCAGCTGTAATTGAATTTGACATTTAATTTAATTTAAGTTATTTAACTTTACTTATTATTACTTATTTTTTTACCTTTTTCCCACGTACGACCCACAAAATAAGCGCCATACACAGTTATTAATAGCGACTGGAATATAGGTATATAATCCTCTGCTATTGAAAACTCTCCTATGTTACCATCGAAAAATGCTAATACAGAAAATATAAAGGTAAGGTATATAAGAACCATTGGTCTTATATTTTTAGACAAGAAGGAATCGGACTTCATATCCGACTCCCATCTCGCTGTTACCTGATCTTGAGCATCTTTATCCGCTTGCTCTAGCAGCTCTTCAACTTTTTGTTTAGCCGCAAGTCTTTCTTCATCAGTAGTTACTAGATCATCTATTACTTGACCTATATCTTTGATGAGACCTCCAGTTATAAATTGAAGAATTTTTTTCATTTAGTTTTTGTAAGTACTTTTCCAATTTCTTGGATCTTGAAAATATTTTTCTTTTTGTGTTTCGTGAAATTGCTTATACGCTTTGTAATCTTTTCTTTTATTAAAAGATTTTTTTCCAGCCTTACCACCTCCATAAGGTATATATCTACCAGGGTGTGAGGTTGTAACCTCTTGCCCTGTTGAAGAAATTCTAGGAGCGTTTGTTGTAGAAGAAGAGTCTGTATCTAATCCAACAATTACTTCATCTAAATCATACCCAGTTCCAGATGCAAATCCGCCTGTTTCTCCAGTGCCAGACATTCTCTGAGTTGTTGTTGTTGTTGTTGTATCTCCAGAAGTGCTAACACTTGTTTTAGCTTTACCTTCTTTTTTTGTTAATTCTGGATCTGTATGTGGTGTGTCTGGATCTCCATGCATTTTATACGGAGACATCTGCGTGGCAGATCCCATATATTCCATGTAAGCCATAGATCCTTCAGCCATAAGGCCGGCGGGTTTTCCTTTGCTATCGTACATTCTAGTACATGAAGATCCATTTTTTTTAATAGGGTTGTTATAAGGCATTTTGTTTTGTTTATTTGTTTTATTAATTACAGCTTTTACAAGGATTTCCAGAGCCTGTTGTTCTACCTGGACGTGCTAATTTTTTTTCATATGAAGTTCTTTTTGGTAACTTAGGAACTACACTGGTAATAGCTTCTTTTATTTTTCTTACTTTTCTTTTCTGCTGCTTTTGTTTTATTTCTTCAGGGCTAAACATCGCTTGTTTCATTTTATCCAAGGACTTGCCTTGGGCCTTTGCTTCTTCAAGCGTGATATTACCTGACCTATAACCACTATATCTTTTAGATCTTGCTGTTTCATATAGCTTTTTTCTAAGACCATAATTAGGATTTTCAGAAGGAGAAAATACTTTGCTATATATTTCTTTATTAACGTCTGGAGTTGTTATCTTTTGTTTAACAGATTGTACACCAGCTGTTCGTATTTTAATAGCATCAGGTGTAAATCTAGTTTGTGATTCACTACGTTGTTTAGCTTTAAATTTAGCATCTTGCGCGTCTCTTTGCTCTTGACTTAAAGCGGTATAAGCGGCGTCACCTTCAGCAGTTCTTTTAACTTCGCCACCTGGAGTTCTAAAACTAGATTCAGTGGTAAGTCTAGTACCTTTAATACCCTCTGGTGTTGTCTCTCTGCTTCTAGTAGTTGTAGAGCTAACTAAAGTTTCATTATTTGGATCTGTATCTCCTTCAAGGTGAGCAGCTGAACCGTTAGCCATATACCCAATAGCTTTACTTTTGTGCTTTATAAATGAAGTAGGACTTTGTTTATATGCCATTTTGTTTTATTTTGTTTTGTTGTAAGCTTCTTTTTCCCATGGTAAGTTTTTAGCTCCTTCTTTAATACTCGAGCGAGGTATTACCTTACCTTTCCAATATACGTTTTTATTATCATAATCTAAATCACCTCTACGCATTTGGTCTATATGTATCATTTCGTGATCAATAACCTTTTGTATTTTATCACACGGTACATCTTTATTTATAATAATCGTACCGTTATTATTAGCTTTACCTAACACACCGTCCTCCATATCTACATGATAAACAGGAGTATTGTCTATTGAAAATGGTGGTGTTAATTTAAAAGCCATATTATTTGTTGTAAGGTATTTTATCGTTAAACCAGGCTTGTCTAGCAGAGCAACCACAAGGAATATTTAACCCTTCTGAAAGTTTATCAACTACAGTTTTAATACCTGTAGCTTTAGTAAACTTCGCTATGTCGTCTCCTAGTCCTTTTGATTTCATTACCATTTAACTTTGTTAGCCCAGTATGCGGCAGACATTTTTCCTTTTTTAATGTTCTTAGCGTGACGAGCT